CTGTCTGTCAAGTACTTTCTCGCATTCTGCTGAAATTCTTGTCCTTGACAAACGACAGCTTTCGTTCGAAATGGGCATCTTCCAGTTCGGTCTTGTGAGAAATGACAAATACATTAGTATCTTCTTTCAACGTGTCAATAATCTTCATAAGGTTATCAACACCTTCACCGTCCAACGAAGAGTCGAACGTCTCATCAAGTATCAACAAATTAGTCGATACTGAATTTTTCATCTTAGCTATCTGTCGCCAAGTAAATAGTAGAGACAAATCTATACGTTGTTTCTCACCTTCGGAGAAAGAATCGTACGAGAACGTGTCACGATACCGTGACCGGATGGTCTCACTAAAACTATCGTCCAACTCAAAGTGGACAAAGAAATCTAGAATCTGCAAGTATTTGTTGGTCAACTCATTGATGACCGGCACGTACTGTCGAATGATTTTAGTCTTGATTCCAGTGTCTCGTAGTAACTCACTTGCAATGCGGTTATACGATGATTTCTCATTCAGAACAAACTTATCATCTGTCAGTCCGTGTAATTCGGAATCCAGCATTGTTAGATCTGTATTTGCCTGGCCCATATCACCGTCGCTGTTAGTCATATCTTGCAAGTCTTGTTGTATCTTACCGATAGATCGTTGCAGACGACTAATAGTCTGATTGTTATTGTTTAAAGTATTCTGATCTGCAAGACAGCTAGACATCTGTTCCTCTAGGGTCGTTATCTCTGTCTGGTACTGTTTCTGTTGTTCCTCTGCCTTATCCATTGCAGACTTTAGTTCTTTCGCCTTAGAGGTCGCAGCATCCTTCTTATTCTTTCGCAAGTCTTCTGCAATGTCTTGGTCGCACGTAGGACATACCTCATTATCATCAAAGAACTTTGCCTCTTTAACCACAGACTTTACCTGTGACTTAAACTGTGCATAATACTCATCCAACTTACTCTTATTGGCACGAATACTGCATAAGTTATCTGTAATGGTAGGCATCAAATTATTGACAGTCTCAGATAAAGTAACATTCAGTTCATTGAGTTCCGCGATCTCTGACTGGAGCTCTGCGATATCTCCCTCTTTATCTTTACGATGCTGAGTGTTGATTGCAGTTAAATCACGGATGTACTTCTTCTGTGAATTTATCTTAGTTTTGATCATCTCAATAGAATGGTTGTTGCCCTCGAGCTCGCTTTTGAGGAGAGAGATTTTCTCCTTGAGTATCACATTCATTTTGGAAAATATGTTAATATCAAGAAGGTCTTCTATCACGTCACGCCGAGAGGTTGAGTTGAGTTGCATGAACGGGACAAAAGACGACGAGCCGAGAACAACAATTTGGTGAAAACTCTTGTGAGACATCTGTAGGACGTTCTTCTCAAGAATCTCTTGATATTCTCTTGCGTGTGAACTCTGGTCGATCATAGTACCATCTTTCCAGATTTCAAACTTGGCGGGTTTGATTCCCCGCACTACACGGTACTGTATACCATTTACAACAAAGGTTACTTCAGTGACACATCCTTTGTTATTGATCGTGTTAACTAATTGGTTCTTGGTGATCTTACGGTGAGCCTTACCAAACAATGCAAACGACAACGCGTCAAGCATTGTAGACTTCCCTGCACCGTTTTCACCAACAATAAGATTGGTAGAGCTGTCTAGGAAGTTTATATCATTATAATAATCACCCGTCGAAAGAAAGTTCTTCCAACGTAGGGTTTCAAATTTAATCATGCAATTTCTACCGCCTGTGCTTCAATCATTAGTTCAGATACTACGTCGGTGATTCTTTCCTTATCTAAATCAGTCTCGACCTCTTGTATGTAATTATAGATTAAAGTTTCCGTGTCGTCAACCCTTAAATCCTCATCTGAGACATTTTCACCACGAAATTCTTTAAAATCTTCGGCAATCTTGAGCTCATGAATCTTCTGTCGCTGGATTCTCTCAACATATCTTTCAAACTTCTGCATATCTGAACGATTAGACACAATCAATTTGACAAACTTACCATCTAGATATGAGAGGTCCTCGAAGAAATTAATGGTGTTCTCATCATAATAAATCTTATGAAACAGTGTGACCGTGTTCTGAATAGGCATCATCTCACGAGTCTCTGTATCAAAGACATGGAAGAACTTTCTATCATGTGCATCGTTCCAGAAGAATTCCATCTGTGCGCCAAGATAATGGATGTTACCTTTACTTGACTTAGTGTGGAAGTGTCCAGACAGCACGGTCTCGAACCGCTGTAGAGGTTTAGGGTCCATACCCTCTTTACATACTAAACCCTTGTCCATTTCAAACCCTGCGAGTTCAAAGTGGCCACCGATGACATCTGCACCACAATTCTCTAGGAACTTTAAACACTCTTCCTCATTCTCTGGACAGATCCAAGGTACAAGACCGAACTTGACACCGCCATAATCACGCACGATAGGGTCCATGAGAATATCCACCTCATTAATATAGTGACCCATTAACTCTTTCAGTGAGTTCAACTCGATAGTGTTCTTGAAGTAAACGTCGTGATTGCCAGGAATGATATCCATGTGAATATTATACTCACGGAGCTTATCCAAGAATATCTGGCGGTTGTGGTTCAACGCTTTAAGGTTGATCGTCTTACGATTATCGTAGTAGTCACCCAGATGTAGAATCTGAGTAATACCATTTTGTTTTAGATAAGGAAAGAACACCTCAGTATAGAAGCGCTCTTGATAATTCATAAATATGTCAGACGAATTACGACATCCGCAGTGGGTGTCGTTAAGTATTGCTATTTTCATAAATGACTCAACTCAATTTATATGACGACTATTATACTACAAAAAAAGGTGTCTGTCAAGTTTAATCTGAAAATCTTCCGTCTTTTATGAGGTGGTGTAGTCGGTGTGTGAAGATAGTCCACAGCAAACGAAATAGGGAATCCTCTTTGTAGGTTCCTGCTTTGCACTCATAAGTCCACATCATTCTATAAAGTCCGATAGGTCCGAATCTACGTATACAGCACGTTTCTTTCTTTGCTTTTCTTCTTTCACATATTCTTTGAATTCTGAGTCTGCACTCTTTACTACATCAATACGTTGTCTGAGAGTGTCAACAAAGGGAGATGATTGTTGCTGATATACACCATCCTCATTGTCACCATCCATGAATGCGCTGATATCTGCTTCAGCAATATACTTCATTTTGATGTCTTGTTGTTTCTTTTCTTTTTGGATTCTCCGAAGAAAAGCATACCATGATATCTGTGTGAAGTATGAAAATGCATTAGGTTTACCGGATCGGGTAGCTGCTTCGATGTCATAATTCTCAATTGCTTTGAGACAATTCTCGACAGCATCCATAACCATCTCTTCCCGATAAGTATATCGGACAAAGTTTGCTCTGTGAGAAAGGCCTTCTGCGATCTTTAGAAAACATGTAGCAATATAATTAGTTACTACAGGATGATCCTTACCGTTTTCTTTTGCTTCTTTTACAGTGGTACAATATTCGACAACTGCATTTGAGAAGTCTTTGTTACTTACGTAGTGCGGTTTTTCTTTAGGCTTCATAATATATAACTCGTTTAATTTAGTACGTATTATACCAAAATATTACTGGTCTGTCAATCGGTTACTATCAACTACTCTATTTCTTAGGTCACTAGATGAGAACCTATGAGACCTTTCATTGAAGTATAACTGTATGCCGCGTTTACGACAAATATCCTTTCCTGTAAAATCTAAATCTCGATACTCTTCACCCATGATACGCAAGTCTATTTGGTACATGGCAAGAATATCTTCTAGGTCTTGTTCAGTTACATAAGGGATGATTTCATCAACATAGCCCACAGCATTCAACTGAGTGTATCTCTCGACAATAGATTGTACAGGGGGGTTTTTAAAAGATCGGTCTAATGAGGGGTCTACTTGTAATCCACATATGAGATAGTCACAGTGTGCTTTCGCATCTCGTAACATAGCGACATGACCCGCATGAAGAAGGTCGAATGACGAACATGTAAATCCAATTACCATTAATTTCTCACTTGCCCTTGACATATCTCATTTTATAGTGTATAATCTAGCTTGTCCCCGCCGGGTAATATAGCAGATTAATTCATCAACATTCCGTCGACATCGGAGTCCAAGTCTTCGTCTTCGGTTGATTCTTCCTTCATTTCATCTAACCAATCATCTAATGATTTAGGTTCTTCATCAAAATCATTTTCTAAAGAACTTAATTCTTCTTCTTCAATATAAAGAGCAAGTTCTTTAATAGCAGTTCTATATTGCTCAATCATTTCTTTAGCAGGAACTGCAAGTGACATAATTTTATCAGTAAATATTAAAATACAATTTGTTGGAGTATCTTGATATACCATGTATGTCTTAAACGTGAAGAATTTTTCACCATTCTTCAGTGTGTTCTGCATCAAACTCATTGCGTTATTAACTACAATAGACTCTGGGGCTTCATCTAATACTTCACAGATAAGTTCCTCACCTGTTATTAATTTCAAATGTTTAACTGAAGAACTCATCTTCATTATCTTCTACTCTTATAGGTTTTAGGTCAATAGGGTAAATCTTATATTTAAACCCTTCTTTAGTATATATCTTAATCCTTTCGGCACTATGTTTCAAAGTAAAATTCTTATGAGATTTGACATGAAGATCGTCAGCGATATCAATAAGCTTAGTAGTCCTACCATCATCAGACTGGCGCAGGCCACGACCAATCGATTGAAGTACTTTAACTTGTGATTTCGATGGAGTCGCAAATACAATATTATGCAAGTTGCGGATGTTGATGCCAGTGCTGAAAGTGCCAAGAGAGGCAACAATAATAGCGTCATTTTCTTTTTCTACGATACCTCGTATCTGTTCACGATCAGTGGCATCCACCTCACCCGACACATAGAATACTTTGCGTCCTTCTGGTGAAAGTCCTTTGATCATTTCATACAACACCTTTCCGTGTTTCTCTACAAACTGAAACATCACTAAGGTATTGCCCTTTTGATCCAACGCAATCTTACTGATAAATTTATTACGAGGTTCATATGTGACAATGTAATCAAGTTCATCTTGATACTTCTTGTCTTTCATCATGTTGCATATATCATTGTGGTAACGCAACAAGAGAATTGAGATATCCAACTCTGCCAGTTCTTTTGACTTTTGAAGTTCTACCGTGCGGGTAACGGTAAAGGTTGGACCAAATAGTCCTTCTAGGACCAGTTTGTTTGTTTCGGTACCATCGAGAGTACCTGTGAGACCAAATCTGTATTTGGCATTGATGCATTTGTCCATCATGGTGGTGAGAGACTTTGCTTTGAAAAGGTGTACTTCATCACCAAAGATGGTGTCGAATTGCTCGAACCATTCTTTACCGAATTTGTAAATAGATTGCCATGTAGATATTATGATACGCTTGTCCGTGACCTTCTCTTTACCAGAGTAGATCTTATGACAGAACTCATCTACGTCATAACCGTAGTCTTCAAAATCTTTGTACATCTGTTCCACTAGGGAAGTGGTAGGGACTACAATCAGAAGTTTTCCGTCAGTGACCTCATAGCAGTACCGAAGCAGGTTATAAATGATAAATGATTTCCCGCTACCAGTAGGACTAAGTAGTATACAGCGTCGATGCTCAACTCCGTGAGAAATAGCTTTGTACTGATAGTCCCTAGGCTTGAAGGGAGCATCAAGAACAGATAAAAACTCAACCAGAGCAGGGTGATCGATGTCGTCTCTAAACGACGGTATTCCATACATTTCATGTTCGAGTATCTCAAGTTGATAAAAACGATCCGCACAAAAACGGCGTAGGTGCTGGTATAAACCCACGTTCATTTGCTTAGACACCATATTGTAAAGTTTGACTTTACCGTCCCAGTGTCTAGACTTGTACGCTGGCATAAACTTGTAGCCAGGCACAAAGAAGGAGAAGTACTCCCTCAATTCATTCTCTTGAGCTGGATGTGCCTCTACCATAAAATGGGAGTGGTCTTTCATCCGTATACGAATCTTATTATCCACCGGCTTCGAACTTTCTCCAATCAATCATGTTCTTGATGGTCTGGTGTCTCCACTTTAAAGTGTCAACAATTTGCACCAAGGTATCTATCAGAGTCTTATGGTATAAAACCTTTTCTTCAGACTTCTGAATTTCTGGATCGCTATCGTAATAGTAATCCATCTCACCTTTCAATATTCGTAGTCCACCAAATGGGTCTAAGTCCCAACCCTTCTCACGAAGAGTAAGTTCGTCCATCTTCCCATTATAGTACAACCACTTATCTTTCAATAATGTTTTCTGATTGTTCTCAGAACGTTTCAGTTGCAATTTAGCAAGAGCAAGATATTGTAAGTACTTCGCGTGTAACTTGGGTGTCTGCCGCGACACTTCATCTAGCTGGTGTTGCGGTATATTACTGTCCTCATCCCATTCAGATAGGACACTTTCTAAATCAATCATATATAAACCTTAATCACGTAAGGTATATAGTATAACACTAAGTCGTTATAAAGTCAATACAATCTTGCCAATAATCTTCGTCATGACCTAACACATAACTCAAGGTCATTCTATAACAGTTGGTTCTTGCGGCATGATAAACCACATCTCCAGAACCATATGCACCAAAGTGTCCAGCCTTGAGATTCCATCCCTGTTCATCTTGAACAGTAATGACCTCTTGGGTCTTTGGATCAACATATCTAAACCACCCATCTCCTCTTTCTGACCAAGTAAAGATGAGGTTATATGCGGAGGCGTTTGCATTATTATGCCAACCGATAAATCCTTGGGGTGGATATAACGTGGAAAGGGCACTGTGTTGCACTCCCAGTTCTTCGGTCAAAGACGCATTTAAATTATGCCAAGTCTTTGCGTACTCTTCTGGGTGTGTACCCTTGTAGTGGTCGGGTTTGATAGGATAACATACTGACGTGGAGGCGGCACCATCATGCTTTTCTCCCATGTCAATGACTCTCCACATCTCATCTTCGCTAGTGTAGTGATCTTCTTTACCCTTCATCTCCGGAAACATACAAGTATTAGTATTCTCCGGCTGATAGAGTTCTCGATAGGTATAGCGGAAGTCTTCAAGAATACTCAAGACATCTGGATTCTTGATAAAATATTTTTTAAGACTCATGACAATACAAATTCACTAAACCGGAATCCCGCATCAAAGTTAACATAGGTTAGATCACCGCCCGTTGATGCTAATTCAATGGACCCCAATGTTGTAGGGATACAATTTTTATATAGTATTTGCGCACAGAAGTTATTATGGCTAGTTAATACAACGATTCGAATATCGTGGTATGGATCTCCGTCTCCATATACGGAACCTTCCAACCACTTCTGAATTTCTTTGTATGCGGTTAAGTCTTCGTCTAGTATTAGCGTTAACGTTAATTCACCATAATCAATGGAGTCGCCAGGAACAGGTAATCCAGCTGAAAGTCTTGGATTTGCCATAACAGCAGCACCCACTGTAGAGCCTGGATGTTGTACCGACTGTGCAAAGAACTCTAAGTTGCCGTAGTTCTCACGTTCAATAACCACACGGAATCCAGTAGGTTGTAAAAAGTTTTTGTTATCTGTTAGTGCCATAATATGCCCTCTGTATCAATTTATTTATACACATAAAAAAAGGGACTCCGAAGAGTCCCTAAAATGACTAGTTAACTAGTTCTATTTTTTATGAGTTTGTAACCATTAGGTTGTCAACTCGCATGATGCGATAGTACGTGTTAGAACCGGCACTTGACGTGATGTCAGATGGTTGACCAGATGTAACGAATGGATTTGCAGCCATACCGTAACGAGTCTTGAAACCAATCTTAGGCTGGAACGTATCTTCCGCAACTGCCTTGACCATTTGTAGTGGTACGTATGGGCAGTAGAACATACCTGCGTCATAAGCGTTAGTACCCTTATAACCCAAAGTGATGTAATCCATTTCTGCGTATGGATCGATGTAAACTTTGATCTTACCGTTTAGAGTACCAGCAAATGTGTTACCAGTATCGTCTACAGACAGACCAGCGCCTACTGTGTAGTCTAGTTGACCAGAAGCAGCTAGTGCAGTAGCAACGTCTGAAGAACAGATAACGATGTTACCCTTACCACGACGTGTAGCTTTTGCAATTGCGTTTGCTTCACGATCTAGATGAATTACCAGACCTTTGAACTTCTCTGCTGACCAACGACCGTCTGCATCAGCAGTTAGATCGAATACGCCAGGAGTAGAGATAGATGCTTGTTGTGCACCTAGAACCGCTTGACTGTTGACTGTGCGAATTACTTCACGGTTGATTTCCGCTAGGATCTCAGTTGAAAGAATGTTCGCTAGTTCTGTTTCTGCGTCAAGACCGTGGATTGCTTTCAAGTCTTGTGCAAGTTCTAGAGAGTACTCTGCCTTCAATGCACGTGACTTAGCAACAACAGATTGCTTCTCGATTGAGAAACCCATTTCTGCGAAAGGTGATCCTGACTCACCTAGCGATTCTGCTGCTGAAGTAGCGATTGGACGACCGACAGGGTCGACGCCTAGATCGTTGTAACGCTCTGCTGGATCAGCTGAATTTTCTGTGAAACCAGATGATTGACCAGCCTGTGCGCCTTGACCAGAGAATGCTGAGTTTGGCTCGTTTAGGCCTAGAGCTTCGTCGCCCATAGAACCGTTCTGTACATAGTGTGACTTCATTGCGAAGATCAAACCAGTTGGACCTGACATTGGCTGAACGCCACAAATGTCATATGCCATTAGGTTTGGCATTGCACGACGTACTAGGGAAATCATTACTGGATCCCAGTTACCAATGTTTCCGCCAGTCGCGTTAGTTGGTGCTTCAGCTAGGAAACCAGCAGATGCAGCACGTTCTTCCATCATTGCTTTTTCTTGGTTTTCTAGGATTGCAGCAGTTACCGCTTTGCGGTGATGATCTTGGATCTTACCAGCAGATTCTTCATTTAGTACTGGTGACCACTTCTCGATCAATTGATCGTATGAATTGTTCATTTGTCTAATTCCTTATTTCTTAGAGGTTTTTCGCAGAGCAGAAATGTAATCTTCCATCATAGAAGATACTTCAACTTCTTCTTCAGCTTCTTCTGAAACTGATTCTTCGATTTGCTCTGGGATTTCTTTTGAGAAGTATGACTCTTTGACAGTGTTTACTTTAGTTGTGAATGTATCTTCACTATCAAAGTCTACGCTTTCTAGAAGGTCTTTTAACTTCTCCGCTTGAGTGTCTGCTAGGTCACGAGTTGCTTCAGCGATGATTGACTCACGCTTGTAAGTTTCTAGTTCTCCAGCAAGTGAAATTGCGTCACCAGTAGTAGCGTTCAAACGCTCTTCTAATTCTTCTACTTGTGATGCTAGATCGTCAACTAGGTCTACCTTGGTTTCTGGAACTTCAACGTAAGACTCTACGAATAGGTCACGCATTCCGTTCATGAACCCTTCAGCGATTTCGGTACGTAGACCGGATTGGATCGCTAACTTGTTCTCTTCCATCCAAGATTCAACAACATAGTTTAGGTAAGAATCGACTTTACCGACTAGGTCAGTTTTAATCGTTTCGACTTCTTCAGCAAGTTCTTCAGTATATTGCTCTTCAAGACGTGTAACTTCTTCGGACAGCTTTGACTTTACTGCTGCTTCAAAAATTACCGAAGTCTTTTCTTTGAACTCTTCTGATAGAGTTGCTTCACCTTCAACGATTGCAGCTAGTTCAGACTGAGTCTCAACTTGTTCTGCAACTAAGTCTTCTGCGTCAACACCTTCACAGACTTTGTCGTATGCTGCCATTAGATCGCTCTTCTTCATTTTAGAAGCGGTCATATACATTGCATTCAACATACCTGCTTTAGTTTTTGGCTTAGGTGGGGTTGCTTTTGAAGTTGCGTCCGCTACTTTATCAACCGATGCGATTGAATCAGCTTCGTCAGTCGCGTTCGCATCTGGCTTTGCCTTTGCTACAGGAGCTTGTGCTTCTTCGAGAGTTTCCTCCACGATTTCGTTAGACTCAATCTCAGTATCGCGGATTTCACTTTCTACTTGATTTAAATCAGTCATAGTGACTCCTTTATGTTTTAGATTTGATTAACGAGAGGAAATTCTTGAACTCACGAATTTGCACTTCTGGACGATGCGCAATAGGTGCTTGCTTGATTTCAGTCTCTATCTCTTCAATGACTTGAGGTTGAAGTATACCATTATTCCATACCCAGTCGACACCTTCCATAATCCCATTAACGAAAGCTTCAGGTGCACTAGGGTCCTGTACAATATCTACAGTATTAAGAATAAAGTCTTCTTTGACGTACATAACACCGCCTTTGCTCTCAAGACTTCCCATACCACGAGTTGACACGCCTAATTGAACACCACCCTCTAAGAGACCTTTTACGATCTTTCCCATAGGGGTATCTAATATTTGTGCCTTTCCGACCACATCATTTCCCTCAAGTTTGAGGTCTGTGATGAGATGCGAAACTTTATCCAAGTTAACGGTTGGTCCTTCAGGGTGATTGAGTTCCCCTACAGCACGTTTCTTGCTAACTTGGTCTTCAACGTATTTATTTACCGCATTCTCCATAATGGCCTTTGGGTAAATACGTCCGTTGCGATTCTTTTTGTCTGCTTGCGCAAATACACCTTCGATAACGAAGCTCTTCTCACCATTCTCTTTGGCTTCAACGATGCACTGGACATCGTTTTCTACGTATTCGCTAATCAGTTTCATTTTATTTTCCTAAGTCTTTGAGGACTTGTTTCGCGGTTGACTCCGCTTCTTTTTGTGACTTAAACGTATCGACAGAATCACCATCGATAGTTAGTTGAAATCCTTTCGAACCTTTAGTGATGACAACCGGATAACCAGACATCTTCTTGTTGAAGACTACTTTATCCTTTGCCTCACGAATTTCTTGAAAAGTTTTCACAATAAGTCCCCTTTAGGAGTATTTATACAAAAAAATATTTATAACTAAAATTTATTCAATATCCGACTCAGATTCTTCAGATTCTAATGCAGCTAGTAACTCTGCCTCAATTTCACCATCTGTGACTTCTAAGTCTTCGGCTTCAACACCATTGAATATTTGATCTGCGACAGAAACCTTTTCGGCATTTAGCGTATCTTGTACTTTATCGCCTAGAATATCTTTAAACATACTCTCTGCGTTGCTGAAATCGCCAACCTGTAATGCATTGACAAAGTCCAATGTTGGGTTTACTTCTAATTCCTGTTTCAGTTCTAAATCTATTTCATTCATTATTAATAGTCCTCTTCTGCATCATCACTATTGGCGTTTTCGGATTCGACCTGTTTCGCCATATTTTCGATGTCCTCATCATTGAACATCATTACGTTTTTCATTACCCACTCACGTGAGAAGTATTCACCGACATAACTAGAAATCTGATCCATTGTCTGTAGACGTTCACGCAGAAGTTCTGCATCTTTCATCTCAGTGAAATGGTTGTCTCTAGAGAAGTCGACCTGAATCTGATTCTTCCAACCTTCCCAGTCCTGTTCGGTACATATACCTTTTAATATAAGTTGCTTCTTTAGAATACCAATAAACAACTGGGCGAACTTTTTACGCAGACGGTCAATGAACTTTTGGAACTTGACTTCGTCACGGTTGATTTCTGTTGTACGGCCCAAGGAGAACTGAGACTCTTGTTCCAAACGCGACAGCGGTACGTTCAACGAACGGTACAACTTCTTTTGGAAATAAATAATGTCGTCAATCTGCCCTAGGTTTTCACCGCCTGGTAGAGTACTTATCTCTGTCCCACGACCACCTTCTCGACGTGGCAACCAAAAGTCTTCGAGCATTGACATGTGCTTTCGGTCATCTTTAATTTCACCATTGTTCGCGTCGTAAACAATCTTGTTGCGGTAACGAGCCATGATGTCTTTAATGTGTTGTTCTGCTTTACCCTTCGGTAAGTTACCTACGTCAATGTAGAATATACGACGTTCGGGTGCACGTGCGAGACGATAGATAACCAATGAGTCTTCCATCATACGCAACTGGTTTACGGGTTTCATTGCCTTCTGTAGATACGATAGTACACGTTTCTTACTGGTATCTAAAAGGCCTGAAGTGACATATGAAACAGAATCCGAAGTTAACTTTATGCCGTTATTTGCACCGGCACGTTCTTGATAGATGTAGAAATCGTTAGTCTTATCTACGATCTTTGCACCCGTTTTCGCATCCTTTTTATATTGCACCTCTTTTACTTTACGAATCTTAGTTGAATCGACAGGACGTACTTCTTGAATACCTGCTTTTATATTCGAGTCATTTACTACTAGGTGATGATAAATTCGTCCATCGACATACCATGAACGGAACATATCGTGACCATACTCTTCGAAATTCAACATGGAGACAACTCCATCGAACTCTTCTGTGATAGTCTTTTTGATTTTATCTGAGATTTCAACCTTGTCTAGATTAACAGTGACAGAGCTTTCTAATTCTGACGAAACGATTGCTTCGTTAATGATGTCTTCAATTGCAGCATCGCACTCTGGGTGCTCTGCCATCTGACGATATTTCTTAATTAATTCTTGGTTATCCTTCGCAGCAGTGCCTTCCATATCGACATACTGACCGAAGTAAGAACCAGAGGCAGTGACGTATCCAGCGCCATCTTCATCCACCTTTGGAACGATAGAAGGAGCTTTTTCACTTTCTTGTTTTAGCTTCTGAACTTTCTTTAACTCAAATCCAAATGCTTGGAATACATTGTCTGCCATATTACCCTCTTATAATAAATTGGGGGTGGAGAACCACCCCCGTCATATTACTTATAATACCCTTAACTAGTGGTATTTGACTCCCAGTACTGAATTGAAAATGCTACTTCGAACTCTTCGACAGCATCATTAGTATCATATGATAAGTCAATCTGACCAACACTGTTAGGAAAACAACCACGGAAGTTATATGTCTTTAATACACTTCCATCTTTATCTAGTTGTTCTACAATTAGGTCCGCTTGATATCCGACTGGATTAGTAATCCCCGAATTTGCACTATGACCGTTGATTCCGTTCATCCATCGTTCCATTGCGTCACGAACTTCAAAACCAGTATCGTTCATTATGGTTACTGTCCAATCTTCGAAGGTACGATCACCTGCGATCTTTAGAACACGACCACGGAAAGGTACATCAATTGCTGGAACAGTTGATGCTGGTAATTGCGCAGATTTGCACATGAATGATGTTAGTTCGGCATCACCGCCGGCATAGGCTGGGAAATTTACGGTTGCGCGGAATAAATTAGCACGTGCGCCGCCACCCTTTAGTTTTGCTTTGAAATCATCTACTCTTAATGACATGATTATCCCCCTTATATGCCAACGACTTCTTCAAACTCAACACCAGTTCGGACAGCTACGAAGTTTAAAGTTACGTAGTTGATTGAACGTGCTGGTTTGATGAAGCAAGATGCAATAAATTCGTTGCGGTCAACAACTTCTGGAGTATTGTTTGTATCATCACAAACAACACGGAAGTCAGTGATACCACGACGACCCTGAATTTCACGTAGGAATGGTTCTACGATGTTTACGAACTCAGCACGAGTAAACTCATCGTTGAATTCGAACATTACGTTTTCTCCAGCGCGACTAATCGCTCTTTCGATGACTAGGAATAGTCGACGAACGTTGATGCGATCGAATGCAGATGGACGTGAAAGGTGAGTCTTGTCACCAAACAACATAATACCTTGGCCCGGTGAACTAACTATCGGGTTTACGCCCGACTTGTACATAACATCACGTTCTGTTTTGCTTGGGTTAACTAGTACCTCTGTGACACCTACGTATTGACCGCGGCGTGAACCTGCTGGTGAGAACCAAGGAGCAGAGACTGCATCTGTTGCAGCCATAACACCCGCTGTTGAAGATGCTGCTGGAATCCATTCATACTTATCTTCGTACTTATTGTAAACTTTGATGTGGTTACCATCAACAACTAGATAAGAAGAATTTTCTGACAAAGCAGAAACATAACTTCCAATACCGGCCGAAATACTGTCATTTAAAAGATCTTGATATTTCACGGATGCTACCGCAACACAATCTTTTCGTTGCACTGCAATCGAGTTTAAGTATTTGTGTATACTTGGAGCCACAGACTGTGCACCGGCTGGAGCAATTAGAAAATCAATTTGAAGGTCTTCTTTGTTTGCGAATGCGTCATATCCCGTAGTGTACTCACCTTGTGTGAGTTGTCCGTTGCTATCACCACCTGCCAATTGGTAATCACCTATGATAGGTGCTGAGTCTATATTACCTGCATCGTCGTCGAAGTCTACTGTGTTAACAGTGATCCAAGATGACTGTGAATTAATAACGTCAAGTACAAAGTTGTTAGAACCGTTTTCTAGTCTAGCACCCTGTTCAACAGATAAAAATTCAAACTGTTCTAGAACCGTGTGTGGAGTAGTTGAAGTGTCAACAACAATGACGTGAATCTCGTTTTTAGTATCGTCTGGAGCTGATGAGAATTTTGATGCATAATTCCATCCTGAAAATTCCGCTCCACCAGCAACAGAGACAAAAATGTTATCTCCAAGTTTGCCTGGATTCTTTGCGGTAAATATACCGAACGAAGAAGCATATGATTGATCATCACTTCCGGCACGAACAACGTACAGAGAAGAAGAATATTTTAGGAAATACGAAGCAGAGAGAAAATCTCCGGAGTACGCATCACCCATGTTTGGGGTGCCAAATACAGCAGCCAGTTCAGATTCGTTACCGACTAGAACAGGTGTGTTTACTGGTCCCCAGTTAAAGTCACCTACAATAGCGCCAGTCGTAGAAGTGACCGAAGGCACAGTGCCCGTTAGGTCAATTTCTTTTATCTGAACTGCTGGTGACTCGGAGAATTTAAGAGTCATAATAGTGTCCTTTTAGTTAAGGTATAATAAGTTAAACATAATACGGAAAATAAATCAATGTATCTATTTATACTTTCCGAATATTTACCATAAGTCGGGTTCGTAGTCTTTCCATCCAGCTGTGCTATAAGGGTCATATCTATCTTCGGTTGGAATGTAATCACTACCATCATCGATAATTCCGAACGGCGGTATATCATCCTCAATCTCTTTCATCCGCTGATCAAACAACATCTGTTTGATATTAACGTCAGCAACATTACCGAACGATTGCGTCCCAACAAAGTATCCAAACATTACTAGATTCATCATCAAGTCATCATGATTACCATCACTGGCCTCAAATGATGTTCCTCTGGATACGAATGTAGATATCTCCATGATAGTATTCTCATCAACAATATCTAGTTTGTGACCTTCAATAATATCCTTAATTGAAGAGCATCCTATTCTCTTTACCTTTCTATCCATACGAATACCGATAGCATCTGCTTTTATTGCAGACTCTAGGTGAATATTCTCATATTCTAGATCCTGATAAAGACCTACGCACACTACCATACCTTGGTCATTATTCTCTACGACGACATACGCCTCGTTGTATACTGTCGCATACTTGTATATAATATTAGGATATAGTATCGGTGATATTCTATTATTGCGGTATACACAAACCTGCTTGAAAGGTTGAACCGATACGTCAATTATATTAAATGTAGAATAATCCTGACCTCGCCCTTGACAAACATCGACAGTCATGATATACTGGTGTTCTTCGATAGGTTCTTGATACACTAAAAGATCTCCACCTTCATACCGATGGATAGGTTCTCTGGCACGTAAATCTAGAAGTACTTGACCCTCAATAAGAGTATTACCAGTACCAAAGAAAGTATTACCAAACTCTTGATCAAACTGTAATTGAGATGTGTTAGCAATTGTTTGTGCTTTCCATTTATCATCACGGCCAGGTACATCCCACCAGTCTACACGGAATGGTTTATACTCATTCACTCCTTGCACGGCACCTTCCCATAGTTTCTGATACGTGTTACCGATACCGTTAGCAGTACTTGTTATGATAACCTTTGTATCTTTACCAGATGAGATTACTGGATATGTAGATGTGTAGAACTCAGCGGCATTCTCTACAAACGCAAACTCATCTAAGAATAGAAGGTTAACCGACATACCACGAATGGATGATCCAGATGTTGCAGCTGCGACAATACGAGAGTTGTTCGAGAATTCTAATGACCCTTTATTAAGCGCCTTGCATCCTGGCTGTAAAAAGAACGGAAGATTTTCCAACATGAGTGTCACACGTGCCAACATCTCACGTGCAGTTGCGCCTTTATTTGCAAGGATTGCAATGGTTTTCTCTGGGTGAAATAAGGTGTACCATAAAAGGTATCCTACGGATGAGATGGACTTACCAGACTGTCGACATGCCAGTACAATAGAAAACCGATTATCACTGAAGTGTTCGAACATTTGTTCTTGATAATCATATAGTTTAAATGGAACTAAACCTTTGTCTAGATGAATGACCTTGACATACTTCTTACAGAAATATGCTGGGTTTTTCATGCATTTCTTATACTCACGTAGTTTCTTGGCGTCCCACTCTTCTGCGACACCATCTTTCTTTACTAATGGATTACCTAAGTAAGAGTTTTTTGTATAACTACTCATCTTCGTCGTCGTGGTCTATAGTTTTTTCATCACCCATCAGCATACGCTGAAGGTCTGTGGTGGAACCGACGAATAGATTATTATTAGTAGTTGCGGCTTCGGAAGGTCTATCTTCTTTAGTAAGTTCTTTCTGTTTCTTGTTAAGATCCATTAGTTTATCATTAACATCTGCGATGCCTTTGATCATACCAGATAGAACCTCAAACGCACGAGGGTGTTCACTCTCACGTGCGACTTCAATCATGAGCTCTAGAGACTCACGACCCTTTTCAATTAGGTCATAATAAGTGTCACGAGAATATTCATAATCTTGTTCATGAACAAAGTTTTTCTTCTGCTCATCGTCAAAGATAGCAGGTGGTTTACTGTTGTCTCTCATAATATATTTCCTGATTATTCTGGGGAAATTATCTCAGTGTTGAACCCATAGTCTCCGTCTGGACTAACATCTATAGGATCTGGGGTTGTATTTACAATAGATCCCGCAGTATCTTCTGGATTATCTATAAGATTAAGATTCGTGGTTACCTCTCGGATAATAGGCCCTGTGTTTTCTGGTCCATAGAAGTTAACTTTCATCTCAAACGTCAACGTATATACAATCGTCCGTCTTTGCTCAATCGCACCCTCATAATCATCAGCAAAGTCTAGTCCTGATAATATGACAGGGACATCTTCCTTTATGTTTGGTTCATCAGCAAAAGGTTTTACGGTCAACGTGTATTGTGGTGCGAAGTATGGTATAATTTGCTCTACGACTTGTAATGCATCATCCTGTGATTTGGCATATACTGATAGAGAGAATCCTACGGTGTAAGGAACTCCGACATAGATCTTTCTCTTAGATCCGGTCTCAGTAGATATAACAGATCCAAATCCATTAACTTTAGGGAGTTGTCGGGTTGGGTCATATGTTATAGAAGAAATCTCAAAAGACATGCGAGGAAGCTTTACTGCAACTCTTCTTTCTGCGCTTTCTCCGTTTTCCATTTCAGATAGGCGTTCTAAGAATGACCTTTTAGGAGCATAAGATAATGGTACTTTAACCTGTGACAATACCTTGCCGTTTGAGTCTGTTCTCAAAACATGTATGTCATCGAACATTGAACCGAATACGGCAACGCATGTACGAACGCGTTTATGGTAGAAGTGTCCTCCCATCATTACGATATATCTCCAAATGGATTGGTCTCAGTGAAATCGACAAAGTCATTTGCAAAGTCATCAAAAACTTCATTCTGTGACAGTGGTTGAATTTCGTTTATACCTTCGTTCATGGTGAGTAGTTTAAATGAAGCGTACATTCCGATTACTGGTGTGTCAGGCGTCCACAGATGAAACTTACCGTCTGTAGCGCCAGTATGTGCTATAGTCAAAAATCGAGTTTGGCTGTTGAATGATGTGACTTCTCCTTCTATTCGATAATCACCAAAGTCTTGATAAACGGTTTCGCCTGGATAGTAGTAATTATCTTCACCCGTATTTTCCATAACCAATTCGTATTGGAATGCGTGCTCACGTTCAACACGATCAATAGCACTGATACCAGTGTCAAAGTCTTCATCTGAGAATTCGAACAACTCGCAAGTCATACGGAATTGTGGTAACTGGGATAGTTGATAGAACGGTGATTCAGTCTCGACCTTTTTAACCTCAAATAAAGATTCAGACAATGGGAGATAGATCACATCACCCTCTCTAGGGCGGAATTGTGCTTGTGATAAACGATCACCGATGAGTTGTCTCCATCGACGACGTGCAATAACAAAAGTTGCTTGGTCTCTTAGCTCAATACCAAACTTGGTAAATAGATCTCCGTCACCTTCAAACGCTTCACCGTTTTCGATGTAGACTTCGACTTTATATGCGTCAGAGAACTGAGACTCAATAGTATCCAAGAAGATATCTTCTCGCTCAACAACTTCTCTCGGCAAGTAGTATACGTCTTGGCCATAGAATTGGATTGCTTCTATTAAAAGATCTTCGTAGAGGTTTTGTTCTTCTCTATGCTTTAAACTGATATATGGATTAGTTGCCATGTCTTACCCCATGAAGAACATCGGACCTTCGTCTTCTTCGTTACGGAATTTTTCCATCATTCGTTCGATGTCTGCTAGCGCATCTTCATATATCAGACGAGCATTAACGGTCACGCCGCCAGGCAATGTCATACCATCAAATTTAATTAGGTTGGTACCCCATTGACGCTTGATCAATGCGGTTGCATATTCTTTTAGGAATCGGTGATTCCATAGCGAGTTATATTCGTTTACCGTTTCGTCTGGATTACGAATACCATAAACCTCAAATATAACATAGTCATCCACTTTAAGGTTCGTTTTGGAAACATGTAAATTAACACGATTATATTGTCTGTCAAATGTAATCTGAGGTGTGCCACCCAGTTTCATATCTAATAGTGCTAGATTTTGTTGCATCTGTTCATAGTGCGCAAGGTCACCTAGCATACCCCCTTGACGAGTAAAGTCAGAAATGGTATATGCCATCAACTGCCATGCATCACTGAACCAGCCAGTATGAGCATTTCCAAATGTCATGGGGATCATACGAACGACGGCCGAAAGATCTAGGTCGTCACTAAAATCCACATATTGATTATCGACATCAGCCTGAGTCAATTGGTGCTTTAGATAGTATCGTTTAGATCCATCGGGGTGATGTTCACGGAACCACTGTAACGCCTCATCAATTCGGTCGTCGAGTTGTTCTTCGTCAATGTTGACTTCAACTACCGGATGCCCTAAGGCACGCAGGCAGTAATCAATCAATTCTTCTCTACTTGTTGAATACATTACTATAGTCCAGTATTAGTTACCCTTCTATTTATACGTTTATTTATACGTAAAATAAACATAAAAAAAAGGGGGACCGAAGTCCCCCTTTCATATCTTGGTCGAAACCTAGATTAGTTTACAACAACACCGTTCACATCGTATACGTCGATACGGTAGTGAGATGGAGTTTGTCCACCCAGTGCGTTTGCGTCAGATGAAGATGCAACGTGTAGATCGGTTGCAACTTCTGCTTCATCAATCTTAATCTCACCAGTAGTAGAGTTATAAGTGATACATAGACCACCAGATAGAGCTGTCTTAGTACGCTCTGGAGTCCAGTACTTATTAGTACTTCCTTCTGATACGTTATCTGTATCCCATGCTAGGATTGCAGATGTAGATGACTCTAGAGAAGTCAATCGAGTACCGTGTCCAGCAACCGCACCTGTTAGAGTGCTGTCAGCAGATTGGAACTCAGCAACGATTTCTG